CTTGTTGGGCAAAGTGGCTGTTCGACGCTTCATGCTGGTATGATCGGTGGATACATGGATAATGAAACACAGGCGGTAAAGAAGACTATTTCCATGTTGAATGATATAAATTGCGTCCCAGCTTTAAGTTGTGGAATGCACCCAGGTTTAATTGATTATATTTTAGATGTGGTTGGACATAGCAACTGGATGGCAAATGTCGGCGGTGCATTAACATCACATCCAAGTGGTACTTTGGCAGGTACAAAGGCTATGAGACAAGCAATCGATAAGAATTACGGGGATGAATATCATCAAGCCATTGAAAAATGGGGTAAGAAATGATAGTAATTTCTCATAGAGGGAATACTACTGGCCCAGTTAAACAAACCGAAAATCGACCCCAAACAATTCAACCTTTATTGGATAAAAATATCCACGTGGAAATTGATGTTTGGTTAATAGGTGACAGTTTTTTCTTGGGTCATGATGACCCTTTATATAAAACCGATATAAAATTTTTATTACAAAAAAATCTCTGGTGTCATGCAAAAAACTTAAAATCATTAGAAGAAATGTTAAAACACGATATTAATTGTTTTTGGCATGAAAACGATAAACACACTTTAACATCTAATGGTTATATTTGGACTTATCTTAATCAAAAAACATGTGATAAATCCATAATAGTTGATTTATCAAAAAACTGGAAAGAAAAAAATTATAATTGCTATGCCATTTGTGTTGATTACTTGTAAAAACAATTTATAATTAGGTAAATGAAAAAAGTTCAATTTAATTCTGTAAAAATACAAAATTTTCTTTCCGTTGGTAAAGATCCATTAACAATTGATTTTCAAAACGGCATTAATCTCATCACTGGAGAGAATAAAGACAAGGGTGGCAAGAATGGAATAGGGAAAAGCTCCATTCTTGAAGCCATTTACTGGTGTTTATTTGGTAATACCATTCGTGATATCAAAAACGATAAGATAATTCACAATCTTAGCAAGAAAGATTGCAAGGTTTCATTAAACTTTGAGGTTGTTACCGAAAAACACGTAACTCCATACACTATAGAAAGATCTTTAGAACCAAGTAAGGTTACTATTACTGCACATAATCAACAAAGAGACATTGATATGACTCTTTCTACCATGCCAGAGACCAATTCCTTCATTAAAGAATTACTTGGGGCAACCGAAGAAGTGTTCCAGAATGCTGTTATCATGTCTGCGAACAATACAGTGCCGTTTATGGCTCAAAAGAAGACCGATAAAAGAAAATTCATCGAAGGAATTCTTAATCTTAACATCTTTAGTGACATGTTGCTAAAGGCAAGAGGAGATTATAATGATTTTAAAAAACAAAATGACTCGTTGAGTAGTAATTTTATTACGCTTCAAAGAAATTTAAGCACTTTTGAAGATCAGAAAGCAAATGCAGAAACAAAAAAACAAGAAAAAATAGATGCATTTAATTCTCGCATTAGAGATAATGAAAAAATCATAGAACAATTAAATAACACAACCCTTCCTAGTTTAAATGAAGTTAATGACGGCATACAAAAGCTAGAAGAAAAACGCACTGCACTAAAAAGTTGCATTAAAGCTTTTAATATAACAAGGTCAGATCTTATAAAAAAAAGTTCAGATCTTTCCGCTGAGATAAGACAATTAGAAAAAGAAAAACAAAAGATAATCGACAAAGGTGGAACATGTCCAACATGTAATAGAGACTATTGTGTTGAAGACCTTGAAGCTGTTAAGCAAAGATTAAAAGATATTGCTACCAATATATCAAATCTTGCTACCGAATCATTCACCATTAATAGTGAAAAGATTGATTGGGACGATAAGATCGAAGAAGCAGAAGATGGAGTTGAAAAAATCAATGGTAAAATCAGAATTTTGGATCAATCAAAGTCAGATATCAAAATTAACAATCAAAAAATAACTAATTGTGAAAGTAATATTAAAGATTGTTTGAAATGGATCGAAGATACTAAGATAGATGATCCATCAATTGATTTAAATGTTCAAAATACCAAAAAAGAAATTGAAAACACTCAAATAGAACTAACAAAAGTTAAAAAAGAAATGGCGATAGTAGAAGCTGCCAAATTTATTGTCTCCGAGGAGGGTGTTAAAACGTATATTGTTAAGAAAATGCTTACGTTACTTAACAAGAAGCTTAATTACTACCTCAAAGAACTTGATACTCCATGTAAATGTGAGTTCAATGATATGTTTGAAGAAACTATTATCAACGAAACTGGTAAAGAATGTTCATATTTCAATTTTAGTGGGGGAGAAAGAAAAAGAATTGATGTTGCTGTGTTGTTTATGTTTCAAGATCTCTTGAGAAGCCAAACTGGAACCTCATATTCGTTAAACATCTATGATGAAATGATTGATTCTGCCCTTGATCAGCAAGGAACTGATAAAATTATTGGTTTACTTAAAGAAAAGGTTACAAAATACGATGAGTCTGTTTACATAGTCAGTCATAAAGCATCAGATATGGCAAGAATTGATAATGTTTTATTGTTAGAAAAAGAAAATGGTGTTACAAAAATAGTTAGTTGATAAACTGACACAAATTTATAAATTTACATATGGCATTAAAGTTAAAGCAACAACCTAAACCGCAGATTGCAACACAAGAATTGGCAAATGATAAGATAACATATCAATACAATCCAGTTTTTACAGGCATTCCAAATGCTCCTCATGGAATGCCGCAAGGGATGCCAGTTTATTCCCATGTGCAAATGAATCCTATCAAGTTTCCGTCACCCGCGCCGCTTGAAATGCCAGAAAGTAACTTACCGAGAGCATTAAACTATTATGCGGACTATGGTGGTTGTGGTTTTTGGAGAATGATTTGGCCCGAATTCATGTTGAACCAATACCAAAAGGCTTGTATCTCTGGATTAACCTGTATGGTAATGGATATTAGATTTTATCAGGGATTAAAAGCTGTTAGAATGCAAAGACAAGCTACCCCAATGCAAAGAGACTTCATCAAGGAGCTTAAAAAAGCAAGTGCTCAGATGAATTTTAAATTAATTTATGAAGTTGATGATATCGTGTTCAAGGATGACATTCCAGATTATAACCGATGCAAAGATGCATTCTGTGATCAAAATATTATAGACAGTATTTTGGATATCATGAGTATGATGGATGAAATTACCGTTACATGTCCATACATGAAGCAATATTACCAAGAAAAGACGGGTAATAAGAGAATTACAGTTATTCCCAACTATCCACCAAAATTTTGGCTTGATAGATTTTATGATAAACAAAAAATTGAAAGACTTTACGATCAAAATAAAAAAAGACCTCGTATTCTGTATTCTGGATCTGGTACTCATGTTGATATTCTTAATAGAACAGGACTTAAGGATGACTTTAAGCATGTTACTGATGCAATTATCAAGGCTCGTAAGAAATTTAAGTTTGTGTGGAAGGGATGTTTTCCTTTAGCACTCAAACCATACATCGATAATGGCGATATGGAGTTTATTGATTGGTCACCTTTGCCAGATTACCCCCAAGGTCTTGTTGATACCAATTGTAATGCTGTTTTTGCACCATTGATTGATAATGTGTTCAATAAATCAAAAAGTAATATTAAAATGGTTGAGGCAGGAGGATTAGGACTACCTGGCACATATCAAGACATGATTACCTATGAAGATTCAGAGTTAAAATTTAAAACTGGTGATGATTTAATCCAACAGTTAGAGTATATCACTTCCGATTTTGATCGATACATGGATCTTTCTGGTAAAGCAAGAGCATTTACCGATAAACTTTGGTTAGATGATCATATAAATGAATACGAAGCTCTTTATTCAACTGCATGGGGGTCTCCAGAAAGAAAGAAGCTTGCTCCTAAACTCATCGAACTCAACCCAGATCAAGATAGTGCTTGATTTATGCACCTACATGGTGCATCATTGAATAATGGCTTATAGAAATGTTTATTACGACAATAAAAATGAAGTAATACATCTTTTTACTTGGGATAAGGATGGTAAAAGGACAAAAGTGCTATGTTCATATGAACCATATCTTTATATTGAGTCTCAAAATGGTTGTGATGGCAAATCTATTTTTAATTCTGCACTAAAAAAGGTTAAATTCAATAATCAAAGAGCAAGAAACAAGTTTGTAGAGGAAACCCCGATTGAAAGACTTTTTCATAATCTTGGAACCGATCAACAGTTCCTTCTTGATAATTTTAAGAACGATGTAGACAAAGAAGATTATGGTAAACAACCATTAAAGATCTTTTACATTGATATTGAGACATATTCTGATGGTACTGGATTCTCCAAAGCATCCGATGCTAACGATCCAATCAATTTAATTACAATTTATGATTCTCTCAGTGAAATATATTACACTTTTGGATGCAATAACTATGCAACACAAGAAGAAAATGTAAAATACATTAAATGTTATTCAGAAAAAGATCTTCTTACACAATTTATTAGGTTTTGGAAAAAAGATTATCCTGATATTGTCACTGGGTGGAACATTGATAACTATGATATTCCATATATCATCAATAGAATTACAAAAATTTTTAATGATGAAGATAAAGCAAAGGAATTGTCACCAGTTGGTAAGTTACAATTCAGGGAAAAGGTTGCAGTTAACAAATTAGGTCAGGCAATTGATCGTTGGTACATTCATGGTGTTAGTATTTTAGATTACATGGAGGTATATCAGACCTTTTCAATGGGTGATCGTGAGAGTTTCAGCTTGAATTATATTGGTGAATATGAACTAGACGAAGGAAAGGTTGCAGTTGGTAGTTATTCGCTCTCAAGACTAGCAGATGAAGATTGGATGAAGTTTGTTGACTATAATATTCAAGACGTTCGCATTTTAATTAAGTTGGAAGAGAAGTTGAAGTATCTAAAGTTGATTCGCAACCTATCATACAGGGGATTTGTTCCCTTTACAAAGGCACTGGCAAAGGTTTCAGTCATTACGGGTGCGGTTGCACACCAAGCATTAAGAGATGGTTATATAATTCCCACATTTAAAGATGAAAGAATTAAAGTAAAGTTTGCAGGAGGGTATGTTTACCAACCCGTGCCAGGTTTATACGATGATCTAGTAACGTATGATGCAAACAGTCTTTATCCCAATACTATTATTACTTTAAATATCTCACCAGAGACTAAAATTGGTAAAATTACAAATTTTGAAGATGATAAATTTGAAGTAACGTTTTCAAATCATAAAACAATGACGTTTACGGTGGAAAACTTTAAGAAATTTGTTTCTGATCAACAACTTTCTATTACCAAAGCAAATATTCTTTATACTCAGAAAGTTAAAGGTGTAGTTCCCAAGCTTATCGACAAGCTTTACAACGAAAGAATTACAGCAAAGACAAAAATGATGGATGCTGAGAAGAAATTAGCCAAAACAAAAGATCAAAATCAAATAAAAATCTTAGAAGAAGAGGTTAATGATAACTATACATTACAGAATGTGTATAAAACTCTTCTAAATTCTATTTATGGTGTATTTTCTAACATTTATTCGCCACTTTTTGACATTGAACATGCCGAAAGTGTTACTTTAACAGGTCAAAATGTTGTTAAAACGGGTGCAAAGATAGTACATGAGTATGCAGTAAGCAAAGGGTTTGAAGGAGATCTTCATGATATCTGTGTTTATTCCGATACGGACAGCGTTTATTTTTGTTTTGCTAAATTATTTGCTAAAAATAACATTATTTTAGCAAATAAAGACGGTGAAATAACATCAGAAGCATCAGAAATGATCAAAGATATTGGAAAACATCTTAATGAAAAGATTAATGAATGGGCAAAACAAGAATTGAAGACGATTGATCCAAGATATTTCTTTAAAAGGGAAAAAATTTGTGACGTTGCTCTTTTACAAGCAAAAAAATATTATATTCTTCATATTTTAGATAATGAAGGTATTTCAACTAATGAATTTCTATATACTGGAATTGAAGTTGCCACTTCAAAAATCTCAAAGGAGATTAAGGTATTAATTAAATCAATTGTGGAGTCTGCTATTCTATCAAAAGACAGAAAGAAAGCCAATCAACTATTTCAAAATGGATATGAAGATTTTTGTAGTTTTCCCGTCGATGCGATTGCAATTAGAAAGAGAGTAAACAAATTAAAGGAGTATCAAGACAAAGTTAAAGATGAACAAGTTGCAAAGGGTACGCAGGGTCACACCAAAGCTGCAATTTACTTTAATATACTACTCAAGAAATTAAATCTTACCAACAAGTATCATCCAATTCAAACTGGAACTAAATTAAAGGTATTTTATTGCAAGAAGAATAAATTTGGTTATGACGTTTTTGCATTTACCGATGAATTACCAGTTGAAATTCAAAAATATATTAAACCAGATTACAAAATGATGTTTGAAAAAACTGTCATGCCAGTTGTTACTAAGATTTTTAACATCATTGGGTGGCCCACGCCTGAGATCGGTTGCGAAGAACATACTGATTTAATTGCATTATTATCATGAAAAAGTTTCCAAATATATCAAAAGCACTAGGATGGGATATCTCTTAAACGACCTTTAATAAACTTTTTAAGTGTTTTTGGTTTATCTGGATCATACGGGGGCATTCCTAAATCTTTTCTTAATTTAGCAAACGGATCTTCATTCATTTCTAAAGTTTTATTTCCATCATCGAAAGTTTGTAAGTGTTTATTTGCAATCTTGGGGTCTAATTCGTTTATAAGTTTATCAAAAAAAGAAATCATTGCTATCTCGGCATCCTTTTCTGTTATAAAATCATACCCTGATACATATATTTCATCTTTGTCAGAATATTTTATTTTATATTCAACTCTATAGGCAATAAACGATTTTGATTCATATGTATCACCATCAAAACTAGTTATATTCTTACTGTCAAATGTCGGTGGATTATATAAAATCAAATCTCTATAAGTTTTTTGATATTCTTTCATTATTTTTAATATTTACCCCCTTGCATAATTAATAAGCACTTCTAAATCTTATTATATGACAACAACAACAGA